GTTAAGCTAACTCAAGATGATATCAGAACTGCGCAAACTTTTGGTATTGATATTAATGATGAAGCGGCACTAAAGCGATTTGCTAAAGAAGTAAAAACCTTTAGCAGCAATACGTGAACATAAGGAGCACGACTATGAGTAATAAAATAAAAAATGAAACTAGAGCTGAAGAAGCAAAGGTTTCACAATGGCGCCCTAGTAATTTATTGGAGGCTCCTGAAGCTAGACCTGGTTACAAACAAAGATGGATTGCAACTATGGTACTAGGACAGGAAACACCAACAAACGTAGCCAAACGATTGAGAGAAGGTTGGCAACCTCGTGACCCTAAAACGGTTAAGAATGCACAACATTTTCCAACGATAGAACATGGTAAGTTTGCTGGTTATATAGGAATAGAAGGTATGCTACTCTGTGAAATGCCTGAAGAAATGGTAAATGAACGTAATTTATATTACGCAAGAATGACTGAAAATTTAATGAGATCGGTCGAACAAGATATGCATAGAGTTGAACAACCAGGTAATCCTATTCAAAAGTCTTTCAAATCATCAGTTACTAGAGGAGGCTTTAAAGAGTAACAAATAAATAGGAGACTATAAACATGGCAAATGTAGACGCACCTCAAGGTTTTATACCTTTGAGACACTTAACCGGTGGCGTGATCAGACCTCAAGAATATCCTATTGCAAACTCTTACGCTGCTAATTTAGCATCAGGTGACTTAGTTACTATGACAACTGATGGTACTATTATTAGAGGAACAGCTGGTGGAGTTGCTTTAGGTGTATTTTACGGAGTGGAATACATTGAGAACAGCACCGGGGATGTCAAGTTTTCTAAAGTTTGGAACACAGGGACTGCTGTAAAAGCAGGATCTGCAGTTAAAGCTTTAGTCTATGACGATCCAAACATAACATACAAAGTTCAATGTAACGGTACTTTTGCAAATGCTAACGTAGGTGAGTTAGCAAATGTAACTATCGGTACGTTTAACTCTACTTTCGGATATTCACAAGACGAGCTAGATATTAGCACTTTAGCTACTACAGCAAAAGTCTTAAGAATATTAAGATTGATAGATGAACCAAACAACGCAGTTGGCGCTGATGCTGATGTGGAAGTTGTAATCAACTTACACTTATACGGTACACGTCAAGCTGGGGTATAAGGAGATTGAACAATGGCTTTAAATAGAGCACTATTTACCAAACAGCTCAATCTAGGTTTAAATACCGTGTTTGGTATGGAGTATGATAGATATCCA